CTTCAGGCTCCCCGCTGGTGCTGCCAAGCACCCAACTTGATGAAGGTTGAGAGTTTACTCTCGATCTGAGTTGAGATGTCCCCGAACGGTTGGTTGTGGTCCTATGCCCATAACGTATGGCTCTTCACTAGAAGAGTTCACGAATTCCAAACATCGCATTGGAGTTCCTCAGCAGGCCGATTTGGACCTGCAGTCGATGAGTAATACCATCGATGAGAAATTCCGTGCGTATGGGAAGAATTCGTGCCATTACGTTAACCGGCTCTTTGATATAAAGAGCGGGTTCGTGTACCAGAACTTTGAGGGGATTGCGGAATCCTCTGCGGGTTATGAGTACATGTGGGGATACAACCATCCAGCTTGGAGGAGGCTTCACAACCTTCTCCCTGGAATCGACATTGGTGGTCCGTGGATAAAATACGATATTAATATCGTTAACCTCGGACAGGAGATGAAAGCCTACTTTCAAGTGTCAGGCAATGCCTGGCAAATTTATAGTGGGCTTTTGTGCGCTTCGCAAGAGGTGGCAACTTTAGCTGCACATACTCAAGCGGAGGCTTTGTCCAATAATCTGATTTGGATTAGAGGACTTACTCCAGTTCTACTAAACGCTGATGTCATGAACGCCTTAGGCGCGACTGCCATCAGTAGAGTAGAACCCACCAACCCGGCTTCTGATTTATCGACCGCTCTTGGCGAACTGTACCGTGACGGGCTTCCATCACTGCCTGGTAGGCAGGATGGTAATCTCGGCTCGGAGTACCTGAATATGCAGTTTGGATGGGCTCCGACCATTTCTGATGGTTCGGATTTCATCAACAGCATCAGGAACTTTGATTCTATTAAGGATCAATACGTTCGCGATAGTGGACGGTTAGTCAGACGGACGTATGACTTCGGTATAACGGAGACATCATCCGTGTCTACTGCCGCCAATCAGGCCCCAATCTCATTATCTGGGATAGGGCCAACGGGACAGCAGATGCAAACCGGGACGCTGACAACTACCGTGAGAACGGTAACGCATAGGTGGTTTAGTGGTGCGTTTACGTACTACCTACCCGCTGACGCGTTCTTACGCAATATTCAGATCTTGGATAAGGCCTATGGCATTAATCCAGGACTAGATACTGCGTGGGAGTTGACACCGTGGTCGTGGCTCTTTGATTGGTTCTCTAATGCAGGAGACGTCATTCATAACCTGAATGCGTTCACGCAAGGAGGACTAACCATGCCATGGGGCTACGTTATGTCTGATACCACAGTGTACACCGAGTATTCACTCGATTGTGCATATCGTGATTCAGGCAATAACTGGCGCCCTGTTACACTGTTTAGTGCGGTTAATAAACGTACTAGACAGCGGCAAAGAGCCAATCCGTTCGGTTTTGGATTGACCTGGGATGGGCTTAGCTCATTTCAGCTGTCGATCCTGGCAGCCCTCGGCTTAAGTCGAGGGCGTTTAGCCTGGTAGGCAACAGCCTGCTAGGTCCATGTTCCCATTTGGGAGCAATCTGCCAGAAAGTCTCGTGATGTACACAGATCCTCAGACCGTCACGGTCAATACGGTAGCCAAGAGTTTGGCCCGTACTGAATCCGGTGACCACCACGGTGCTTTTGAAAGCACCGCGGATGGCCTTGTGCTAAGCGTTTCGCACGCTTTAGCACGCCGGAACCGCTCGACGGTACGACTCGACGTTAGCAAAACATCGGCTGACCCGCTCGTGCCAAGCACGAACAGGCCTTATTCGATGTCTTGCTACCTCGTTGTTGATGTTCCCCCTCAGGGGTTCTCGACAGCAGAGGTCACTAACAACGCGAAAGCGTTGATTGATTGGCTGGCTATTGCCGGCAATCAAACTAAGTTGGTGAATCATGAGTCGTGAAGGGCGTACGCCAGGTCAATAGACCAGCGGCGCCTGGAGGAGAAATGTGCATCGCTTCGGACTGGCGCGACCTCTGAAAGGAGGCAACCATGAAAAGCCGAAGTGAGATCTGGCTTTCTCTACTCGATGAAATCGGGAGAGAATGCTCGGTCAGCACCATTCAGGACAGAAAGACCGTCCTGAAGCGAGTGAAAGCAGAAGGTGAGTCGTTTTTCACGGCCACCCTTCCTCTCTATCACCAAGACTTGATAACAAGCTTGGAGTTAGGGAGGATTCCTGAAGGTGCTTTCCAGGGCTTCCGTCGCCGTAAGGTGACGGATGTTCATGGAATTAAGCACCTTGGAGTCCCCGTATTTTTCGGTGGATTCCTGGATCTGCTTTTTACCTCGGAGAGTACGATTAACATCGGCGAATGGTCTGCGGAAGATGTTATTCTTCCGAGTCCAGTGCTGTTGCCCGGGAATCATTTTGTCAATGAGCCTCGAGCAGCGAAAGCAGTAAAAGGCCTGCGGCAGCTTTTGCTGCTCTTCTCTAAAGAGAAGATGCTGGCTACACCTGAAAAGGTGGCCACTGCTATCACCAGCTATACCGATGTTGACGAACATGTGACAGACCCTTTAACGATAGCCGCGGTGAAGCCCTCTTTAGTGAGGGTTGTGCCGCGGCTGCCAGAAGGATCATTGGGCTCGTTTTTGGGCCAGCTCTTAGCCGTATTGACGGCATGGTTTACCATGGTGAGCTGGTTCCTAAACATGGGCCCGGGGCCACTGCCGATTATCGGCGTGGGAATCTCAAGTGGGTTATGCCTTTTTGGCTTGATCGACTTGAGTATCTATTCCCGTACTGGGAATATGCTCTTCCCAACGCGAAGTTTGCGAGGGAAGACCCCGATGTCACATGGTTGAGCCCGCAGGAAGAGCTACCGACTAGATTGGTAGCTGTTCCAAAAACGCAGGCAACACCACGTTTGATTGCAGAAGAACCTACTGTAATGCAATATATACAGCAGGCTATCATGCAGTCTCTCGTGCCTGAAATTGAGTCAAACTTAATTTCAGGGTCCTTTACTGGTTTTACGGATCAAGCGCCTAATCAGCTGCTTGCCCGTAAAGGCAGCGAGGATGGGTCATTAGCGACACTTGATTTAAGTGAAGCTAGTGATCGCGTTGCCAACTGGCTTGTTGAAGAGCTGTTTGGAGACTTTCCTAATTTCTTGGAAGGTATCCAAGCATGCCGATCAACGCGATGCCAGTTACCTTCTGGAGAGGTAATCCCTCTTCAGAAGTTTGCGTCCATGGGCTCTGCCTTGACATTCCCAATTGAGGCGATGCTGTTTACAGCGGTTGCCTTGTTAGGATGTCTTGGCACGTCGCAGTCTCCGACGATGCCGCGTATTAAGCGGCTAGTCGGCTCGGTGCGCGTCTACGGAGATGATATCATTGTCCCCGCAGATAAGGCCGTAGCCGTGTCCGATATGCTTGAAATCTTCGGATTTCAAGTGAATCGGCGCAAGTCTTTCTGGAATGGACCATTCCGAGAGTCTTGTGGAAAGGAATACTTTCTTGGACAGGACGTGTCAATAGTCCGGTCTAGGAGAGCATTTCCTGACACACGGCGCTACGCTGAAGAGCTGATTTCCTTAGTTTCTTTTCGCAACCAGCTTTGCGAGCATGGTTGGTTGGAAACTGTGGAACTGCTGGATACGGAAATCCTTCGCCTTTTGGGCGGTCGGTTTCCATATGTGTCTAGCAACTCGTCGCTTTTGGGACGTGTGGGGTTGGAACCTCCGGAAATTCATCGGATGTCTCCAACGTTGCATAGACCTGAAGTGAGGGGGTATTCTGTTGATGTGAGAATTCCGCGCTCACCTCTCAGCGGTGTACCAGCTCTCCTGAAGTGTCTTATGCATCCGGGGATCTCTCGGGTGCAGACAGATCACTTAAGGCGTAGTGGACGACCACGAGCCGTCGGCTTAAAGCTCGTGTGGGCGCCAGTAACATAGACAAGTTACTGACGTGCTGGGAGTGGTGACCCCAGCAGAGGAGATGAAATCATC